GCATGACATGGAAAGACATAATAAAACAAGACATAAAAGCAAAAATACTCGCTGAAATTAAAAAAGAGGGTGGGGCATTAGGTATGAAAAATCTAAAACAGTTTGGTGAAGAGGCAGAAATAGAACGAGCCTTAGCCGAATTAGAAAAGGACGGTAAAGTATTCATGCATAAAGATGGAGATATTTACACTCATAAACCAAAGTGATAGCATGAGTTGGATGGATATTCTCAAAAGAAAATGGCAAGGCACACTTTCTAGCAAGAAAAAAGAAATGCTTGAGAGAAGTCCAAAAATAAAAGTAGATATTCCTAAATTAAGTTATCCAAAAGAAGAAACAGAAATACCTGCTATTATTAAAATAATGAAGGAAAAAAAATTGGATGCTAAAGAAATGAAAGACGCTGATTTAAAGCCGGATGTAGAGATGTTTGGTATCGTAGGTGCTGATAGAGCAGACTATGAAGATTTAATTGATGATATAAATTACTATGCCATGTCACTAAAAATGAAATACCAAAGGCCTAGACCACATGAAATTAGTGATAAAATAAAATCAACAGCGACTACTACTGATGACAGTCCTTCCTTTCCTAGTGGTCACTCTATGGCGGCTCATGGATTAGAAATAGTATTAAGTAAAAAATACCCAAATAAGACGAAAGAATTAAAACAAATGGCTGATAGAATATCATTATCTAGAATACAAATGGGTAGTCATTACCCTAGCGATATAGAAGCAGGAAAGAAAATAGGATATCTAATAGGTGATGCGTATGAGTAATTGGAAACAAATATTAAAACTGTCCTATGCTGAAAATAGGAGATTGTGGACTGGTCAGAAACCACAACAGACTACGGGACAAGTCCGGCAGTTTGATTCTAGAATTGATGAAAAAAAATACAAATTTACTCAAGAACATTTAACATTTTTCAATAAACAAAAAGAAGAACTAAAACAATACAATCCTAACGCAGATGAAAAACAACTTAATAGAATGGCATTAAGAAGAACTGTTAGGCAATTTAATTTAAGTGGAGCGTAGACAATGAGTAACTGGATGGATGTTCTCAAGAAAAAACCAAAAAGTGCTAGGTCAAAGGCATTAGAAAGAGCCAAGAAAAAAGGCTTAAAGGGTCTTAATAAACCTCAAAGATTAAATGACGATTCGGGTAAATCGCATCATGTCATGGCCTTTGAAAATAAAAAAGGAAAATATATTAAGTTCGGACAAAAGGGAGTTAAGACAAATCAAACTGCCGGACAACGAAGGGCTTTCAAAAGCAGACATAGGAAAAATATCAAGAGAGGTAAAATGTCTGCGGCTTATTGGGCTGATAAAGTAAAATGGAGTCCAAGTAAAACTAAAGAAAAGAAAAACAAGAAGTGGCGAAAGGGTAGTTGAGCCAAAGATACTATAATGTGTAGTAGATTGAGAAAGGTTGGGGGTAAGTAATATGGTTGAGCAAAAGAGATTCTCGATTAGAAATTTATTTAGGAGAACCACTCCTAAACCTGCTGATAGAGAAATCTACAATATAGGAATACAAGAGAGGCCGAATACCTATCATATGACTGCTCCGCTAATTTATCATATAGTAAATCAGTCAGTAATTGTAAGAACTTGCATCACTCAATTAAAGCAAGAGATATTTAGAAGAGGATATGTTTGGGAAAAGGCATATGAAGCGTTATGTTTAGATTGTGGAAAAAAACACCAAAGGCCTGTTTCGGAATGTTCTAGATGTGGTAGTAGTAAGTTAAAAACACCCGATGTAGACCAGTTAAAATATGCTGAGAAGTTTATTGAAGGCTATGTAAATAAATCCGAACAGTTATTTATTGATGTATTAAAACAATTAGAAGATGACCTAAATGTTATGGATGATGCCTATATTGTATTAGTTAAAGAATACTTTTTGGATGGTAATGGTAAAATAAGAATGCACCGTATAAAAGAAGTATATAGAGGCGACCCCGCTACCATGTATATTTATACAGATGAATACGGAGAAAGAGGCAATACTGCCTTTACTTGTGTTAATCACAGAACTTTCTTTTCTACTGATGCTCATGTTCCTTGTGAAGAATGTGGGGCTAATACTTTTCCAGTTCATTATGTTAATAGAGCAACGGGTGAAGAACAGTATTTCTTGAAAGGTGAAGTGTTACACTTTAGTAAATACAGTCCTTCTAGATTATATGGCCAGTCTCCTATTGTTACCTTATTTAATAATATAATGACACTTATTGCTATGGAAAATTATGTTAATTCTTCCTATACTAAGAGTCGTATGCCTAGAGGATTATTAGCAGTTCAAACTAGAAATATGGATTCTATGCAATCTTTTTGGAAAGCAGTAAAAGAAAAGATGGAGCAAGACCCACACTTTATTCCTATTATGGGAATAGAAGCAGAAAGTAAAGGGTCTGTAGAATGGATTAAATTTATGGATAGTCTAAAAGAAATGGAATATGTTTCTGTTAAGGATGATTTAAGAGACAGAATTTCTGCCTTCTTTGGAGTTAGTAAAGTGTTTATGGCAGATAACACTACTAGTGGTGGATTAAATAATGAAGGTATGCAGATACTTGTAACTAATAGAGCAGTTCAAATGGCACAGAATGTCTACAACAATTATGTATTCCCATTCCTAATTAAGCAATTTGGAATTACTGATTGGAATTTAAAACTACCACCAAGCGAAGAGGAAGATGAAATAGCAGTATTAAGAAAAAGAGAAATTGAAGTCAATATTGCGGCCTCTACTAAGAATTTAGGATTTGAAGTTGAAATGGATGAAGATGGAAACTTTACTTTCAAAAAGCCTGAACCTGTTGAAGCACCTACACAAGAAGGTTCTTCTGAGGATAAAGTCGAATTAGACCCTTATGCGGGAACTAATATTGATGTAAGCCAATTGGGACAAATGCAAGACCAACAATTACAAGGTTCAAGGAAACAAGAAAATCCAGCAACCACAAGAAATAAACCTTCTATGAGTGTAGGGCCGGATAAGCGACTAACTGGACTACCCGAAGATGCAGGTAATCAAAATGTGGATAGAAGAAGTGAGAGGAGAATACCATGACCGAAGATAATAGACAAAAAGAAATAAGATTGAGAAAGGAGTTGGCGCAAATAAGAGCCGCTAATAATAACGAAAGTAGAAAAACTACTAAGAATAGAGATTTTAGTGTAGGACTTCCAAGAGATACTACTCCAAAACCAAGACCTAGTAGCACAGATATTCCTGATGTTATTACCTTACCTCCTAAACAACGAGGAAAAAAAGAGAATATTCCATTCTAAGGTGATTAGATGACTTTATTTTTCAAACAAGAAGATGAGGAAGATAAAGAAGAAGATGAAGATTTTATACCCGATGAAATAGAAAGGGATTTACAAGAAGATAAAAAAATAGATGAGGATTTTAGTGAAGGGCTTGACCCTCTACAGGATAGAAGCAAGCAGACCGAGATAGAGGAAGCGGCTGAACAACTAGAAAGTGATATGGCTAAGAAGAGAAGAAGAAAGCCCGCTAGATTTATCCGAGTTCTAAACAATTATCTTCAAGACATAAAAACCATAAAAGAAAGTGGAAGTGTAGAAGATGGAATTTATAACTCCATATCTAGAAACACATTCAAGAAGATAAGTAAAAGTGACATAAATATAATACTTGATACTATGGTGTCTTTACAAAGAAGAAGAAATCTTTTACAAGAACAACCATATGAAGAATTTATTACAGGTGGTAAATTTAGGATAGGTGAAGAATTAGTAGATGTTAAAAAACTACAAAGAGAATATACCGAACTAGGTGCAGATACTGACCTTTTGGATTTTTTACAAGGTCTTTACATGAGAAGATTCAATGGCCAAGTTCCTCCTTCTTTAGTAGACAAACCTAGAACTAAACAACAACTCAACCGATTAATTAGTTCTGTTATTATAGGCGACCCGACTACAGGAATAGTTAGGCAAAAGGAAATCCTACAAGATATGCTTAAGTCAATAAATAGAAGTCTATTTCGTTTTACTGAATTACAAGATGCAAGAGAAGTCTTAAGCAAACAAATTGACGATTTAGAAACACTCAAAGATGAAGATTTGGAAATACTAATTGATAGAAGATTAAAAGCATTAACATTAGCATACTCCACCGTTCAAAGAAAGGTTGCTGAATATGTAACTGAAAGATTGGCTGATATTCCGGATGATATAAGCAGACCATTTAAGCCGTATGAAGGACTACCGGAAACTGAAGAATCTTTGGATGAACAAAAACAAAAAATAGAACAGGAATTAACTTTAACATATAATCAGTTTAAGGCTGATGGCGAGAAAAGAAGAAAAAAGAACATGAAAGACCTAGATGCTACTTATGAGTTAAATAAAAAGAATGCTGACAATACTAAAAAGGATGAAGAGGGTAAAACAGACCTTGACAAATTAACAGAAAGATATAATGAAAGAAAGGAATTTATAAATACATACTTTTCTGAACAGGGTGCTTTTGGTAAGGATGATTATGATAAAAAAATAAAACAACTAAAAGATAGATTAGAAAATATAAATCAATCAATCGAGTATGAGGCTGAGGCTAAAGAGCAACAAGCAAGAGCCTCAGCAGATATTGACGAAAGAAGAAAAAAAGAAACTGCTGAATTAGAGGAATACAAAAGAGATGCCAAGAGAAGAAGGGAGTTAAGAAAATCAGACCCACGACAAGATTTAGTTGAAGAGGCTAAAGGCAAAGTTAGAGTTAAATTGGGAGATACTTCTAGAAGATTGACTCTACAGCAAATAAAAGAAGCGATAGACGACCTTAAATCCGCACAGCCGGAAGTATTAGAAGAATCCAAAGAGGAAATCCGAAGGGAGATAGAATCTCAATTAGAAACAGAAAAAAGAAGGCTGACCAAAATAGAAAATGAATTAAAAACAGTTAATAAATACAGACCACTAATTAGAGAGTCTAAGTCTTTAGTAGGGGAATACACAGGAAAGGAAGAAATATTCAAAGAACAAGTTATTTTAGCAAACAAGGTGAAACTTGCCGCACAGGGACTAAAAGAAATAACCAAAATAATGAACCAACTAAATAAAGAAAATGAACAATCACTAGAAGAGTGGCTAGAATATGCAGAAAAAAGCGTTACTATAGACTTAAACAAATACGGAAAGTTAGGAGCAGGAATAGGAGATACTACACCACAGGAAGTTAGACTTGTCGGTGAATTAGTAGAAAGAGTAAATACTAGATTCGATTCTCTACAAGAACAAATAAATATAGTTAGAGATAAACTAGAAAAAAGGGAGTGAGGATATGACATGGCAAGATATTATAAAAATAAGCACAAGAGATGCAATATCAGATGCAAGGAGATTTATGCCCGAAGAGGCAGGAGAAAGGAATGAAGCAATTTCTAAAGTAAGAGCCATATTAGATTCTTATCGTAATATTGTAAAAGAGGAGTTTTTTGAAACTGAGCGTGGAAGAAAATTTCAAGAAGTTCTTGAAGAGGGATATGACCTAATAGACTATTATGAAAATTCCTATAAGGGGGATGAGTCAGAATTACAAAAGGAACTACAACATAATTTTTATCCGCTTGCAAGGCAGTTAAGAGAACTTGCGAAGCGGAATTAAAAAGGCTAAAGGGAGATTGATAAAATGACATGGGACTACTATAACGAAGGAAAACAATTTGATATATCTAAAGAAGAAAAGAAGTCTCAAGACATACTAGATTCTTTGGATGCAAAGCAGAAAAAAAGACTAAAGAAAACATTACAAGCGGCTGAACCAACTGAATTTTTCGGTCAAGACTTTACTAAATTAGGAGATTTGCTAGAGATGATTGATGGCTTAGAATTTACTAAGGCCGATAAAAAACTAACAAAGAAAGTCAAGTCAATGGATGAAAGGAATATTGATATAGTCGCTACCGCTACGAAACTTCGTAAAGAGTATGAACTTCTTTACAGGCAGATTAGAGATTTAGTCTATCCTAAGAGAAGAGGTGAAAAAGATGAGTGAAGAAAATACAATTAATGAAGAACTGCTTGAGATTATTAAAGCCCTTACTGCTAAGATAGAAAGTTTGGAAAAAGCAGTCTACAATGATGATAATTTACTAATGAAATCGGGTTTTGTTGTAGCAGATAGTCCAAGACCAACTATGAAAGTCATTGATTCTCAAGAAGAAGTTTCAACGATGGAATGGAGCGAAATTCATAAAATGGTAGACAGGATGGGATGAGTTATATGCCGGAAAGAGTTACGAAGAAAGAAAGAGTTATTTCTATGACAATAGAAAAGGCCAAAGAAGTTAAAGAAATGTTGCATCAATTAGGAAATAATAATATAAATCCTGCCGAAGATAAGAGCGAGGAAGTAAAGATAAAAAGACCCAAAGCAACAAAAGAAGAGAATGTTCCTAAGAGTCAAACAGAAGGAACTAATGTAGGTTACGGCCAAGCCGGAGATACATATGATTTCTAAAGGGCGGGGTTGTATTGAAACTCGGCTCTTTTGAAAAAGACAAGCGTTCTTCGGTAGAGTTGGTAAAATTATTTGAGATAACTAGAGTTGCTTTTTTATCCGCTAATAGTGACCCAAAAGAATACGGCCAAAAATGGAGAAAGGCAGTTGAGCAGATAAGAGAATCATATGAAGAATTAGATGTAGCAGGTAGAGAGTTAAAAAATTTCATAGAGAAAAAACTACTAGAACATAGGGATGTTAGTGACCCCACTTCTCCTCAAGCAAGAGAACTATATGAGGACATAAAACTAGTTAGATATAAGTCAGATGTAGTCATAGACCCATTTGCTAAAAGATTTGGAGAGGGAGTTTTAGAAGAACTACTAGATAATCCCGAATCAATGGTTAAGTTTGTTCACTATGCGATTAGAGACAATACTCATGCTCTTGGTAAAGAAACACTAGAAGTAAAAGACATGGAAGAAGATACTCTTACTGATGGATTAGCGGGACTAGATTTAGAACCGGATGATGTTGCACTATACATAATAGAAAATTATGGTGATGGTAAAGATTCTAAAAAGGTAGAGGCTAAGGTAAAGGCCGCTATGGATATGTTAGAACTGATATTCTTTTCACAACACAATGAAGAGGATTGGGATGAACTACTAGACATTGATATGAAAAAGGCAGAAAAAGCGCAAAGTGATTTTATTGTTCCAAATAAACCAATGTATAGAATATTTGAAATAAATGACATGAATGAACTAAAGGGATTTAGTGGAGAGTATGTCGTTCAAGAAAAATACGATGGCATGAGAATACAATTACACAAAATAGACAATAATGTAAAAGTTTATTCTTATAATGAAAAGGATATTACTGATAAATGTAAAGACATAGTTAAAGAACTAAAGGCAAAACACTTTGGAGAATGTATATTAGATGCAGAACTTATACTATTTGATGGCAAAGAAGCACTACATAGGGCTGATACAATTGCTCATGTGTTTAAAAACAAATATCCTGAAGCCACACTAAAAGCCCATGTCTTTGATATTATGAGACATGATTCTCAAATGTTACTAGAAGAGGAATTAGATAGTAGAATTAGAACTTTATTTAATAATTATTCTCAACACTCATCCGATGTTCTATTATTCCCTTCAAAGAAAGATACTAGATTCGCAGACTCAATAAAAGAAGTCAATGAATACGCTAAAGAGATTATGGAAATACCGACTGCTGAAGGAGTTGTAATAAAAGATATTACCTCTACTTATTATTTAGGAACTAAGAAAAATCCAAAATGGATTAAGTGGAAAAAGTTTGTAGATTTAGATGTAGTGGTTCTTAGTAAAACCAAAACAAAGAGTGGATTACATTCTTATTCTGTTGGAGTTGGCCCAATATTAGACGAAATACCAAATACTGTTGAAATAGATGAAATAAAATATCTAAATGTAGGTAAGGCATTAAACACTAAGATAGCAGTTGATGTTGGAGATATTATTAGAGTAAAAGTAGATGAAGTTAAGAAAACGGCTAACGGCTATTCTTTATTCTCTGCTAAAGTAATCGAAGTTCCGGAAGTAGAATATCCGGATAAATTAGTTACTTTAGCCATGCTTGCTAAAGACACAAAGAAGTCTTTGAACTATGATGTTTCTGCATTGGAAAAGGGAGTCAAGATAACTGATTATGTTCATGGAGAAACTACTGCTATTCTCAAATACGATATGAATGGTTTTACCCTTTATGGCTTTGAAGAAAACAATTTAATGTCAAAGAATGCTTTAGCAGATTTAGATATGTGGAAAAGCAAGGCAATAGAGATAATGAAAACAAAACAGGGAGAACTTACTGCGGCTATTCATCAATTTCTAACTAAGAAGGGGGAGCAAACAACTAGACAACTACATGAATTCTTAATAACTAATCATAGGAGTTTGTATCAAGATATACTAGATGCTAAACAAAGTAAACTAAGAGACTGGGCTGTTCAGCGAGAACCCATATTAGAAGGATTAAGTAACAAAATAAAAGCAGACCCCGAATTTAAATTTGGAACAGATGAAATTAAAAAATATGAAACTCCTGAAAAATATAGAGAAGGTGAATTTAAGATATCACTTAGAGAAGATGAAAATATACAGTTCTCTATTAGACTAGAAGATAAAAATTTACATTGGACTATACAAATAGATGATGAAAAAGAGTTATTTGATTTATTTGGTGCGGCAGGAAAATACCCTGCTCAAGTTTCAGAAAATGTGCAGAATCAAAAAACGATTGATTATGGGAAAATAAAATTAGGTATTCAAAGAAATGGCTACCATGAATATTTCTTAGAAGGAAATAAATTTGAAACTAAACTACATATTAGGTATCTTCCGGTAAAAGATAAAAAGATGTGGTTAGCGTGGACTGGATATGAACAGAAACCTGCTGATAAAGAAGGAGATGAAGGAATTTGGGACATTTACGAGGATAAGTTTAGTTCTGTTAAATTACCAAACTAAATCGAAAATACCGTGTTCTTTATATAGTGAAAGAATTAAAACCTTGAAATGAGAGGTATGAGTTCTGCGGTGATAAGTAATAGAGCCAATGACTTTACCATCTTAAAAAGTAATCAAGACTTGATGATTGGAGGATATGCAAGCATAGAAATCGTAGATAAACAAAACGATTTAATTACATTAAAGGCTTTAGAAGAAGCAGTAACAAAATATATGCAAAATCCTAAATTTAGAAATGTAATGACAAATCACTCAAATGTTCAAGTTGGAGAAGTAGTAAAATCATACAGAGATAAAACGGGGAGATTGTGGAAAACAGAAGTGGATGATGTTGGATTCTTCGTTGTAATTAAATTAAGAGATGATATAGAAAAAGCCAAAGAAATAGGAAGAGGCGTAAGGAAAGGTTCGTTAAGGTCATTTAGCATAGGAGGACAGGCATTACAAAAAGTAAAGAAAAGTCATCCGGAGTTAGGTGATTATAACGAAATAAGCAAACTTGAATTGCATGAGGTAACAATTTGTGAAAAAGGAATAAATCCGGAAGCAAGATTTGATATTTTAAAGCAAGAAAAACAGGTGAATAAAATGACTAAGTTAGAAAAAGCATTGGCGGAACTTGACACTCTAATGGAGCAAGTCAATACGCTACGAAAAGAAGAGGCCGAAATGATGGACACTGAAATGATGGATGAAACTAAAGAATCCATGAAGGAGTCTGTGGAAGATGAGAATATGTTGGAATCTATGGATGAAATGGAATCTATGGATGAAATGGAAAGAGGTGGCGACTATGAGAAACTCATGGAAAACAAAAAAGCCGTTGTCTCAACACTAGATGGAGCAGGAGTCGAAATTGGCGAACCTGCTGATAGAATTGTTATTGATAATGGCAATCCTAAACCAAGTGGACTTCCAGTTGTTAAAGCATTTAACAATGATGAATTAGATACACTAAATCTTTCTAATCTAAATATCGAGAAAGCATATGAGTCTTTCCGACAAGAGCAACTAGAAAAGATTGCTCTAGATAATCTAGAAAAGCAATTTAGTGCAAGATTCCATGCAGAAAAGGCAAATAGAGAAAATATTTTGGCAAAATCACAATATGATGCTCAAGCAGAAATTAAATCCCTTAAGGATGAATTTACTCAACTAAGAAAGTCTTTGACTGCTGAGAAAGAAACTATACTAAAAGCACAAGAAGCGGCTGTAGCAGAACTCCCAAGTATGGATGATTTGGCTGAAATGGATTGGTCAGAGATTCACAAAATGGTAGGAGGTTATTAAGATGACAGGATATATTAATACAATAGCAGATTTAGAGAGACAAACATATGGAATATCGGGAATTAGCGGTCAATTGCTAAAGCAAAGTGGTGCAGTTCAAGCACTACATAGTGGCCACGATACTGCACTAGGAGTAGGAAGCGGAACTGGAACTATTGGTGATGTTTCCGCTTTGTATAATAGAGTGTTTGGTCAAAAAGTTTGGTCAATGCTAAACAGAGAATGTAATGCACTTTCTGTTATTTCAAAGAGGCCTTATGTTTCAAGCGGTTGGAGAGTATTGGTAGAAAGACCTGCTGGTGGTAGTGGAAATTCACTATCTATTGACCTTGATTCTACAGCATCAAACTCTGATGCACTTATTGGAGCAAGTTCACTTAGAGCAGATTTGATTGGTGGTGTTCCGGAGAACGCTAAACTAGGAACTAATGCTGATGGATTGTTTTCTATTGCACCAAAGTATTCTACACTATTTACAAGTCCAAAGATTATTGCTCATCAATTCGAGTTCTCTGAACTTGCTATGGAAATGGCACAAATTGATGATGGTATTGGAGATATTAGAGCGCAAATGCGTGAAGATATGGGTAAGCATCACGCTGAAGTTCAAAACCAAATGTTAGTTATGCCTCTAGAAGCATATGACTTTGATGGTGGTATTTCTTCTAGTGTTAGCACAATTGAGAGAAACTATACTTCTCTACTAAAGATTGTTTCAAGCAACGCAGAACTACAAAACATGAAAGCAAACGATTTGATTAAGAATGGAACATTTGACGATACTGATTTGACAAATGGACAAGCAGAAACTTCTACTCTATTCGGTAACAGCGATAGAGCAGGAACAAACTCTTCTTTCATGAATGCAGTTGTAAATGACGGAACTTACTCAGCAAGTGGCCAAAGGTCTTTGACTCTAAGTTTGATTAACCAAACTCTAAGAGAAATTCGACAAAACGGTGGTTCTCCAAAGGTTATACTAACTGGATATGATACTCTACAAACATTGAGTGATTTACTACAAGCACAAGAAAGATTCATGGATGGTAAAGAAATTGTGCCAACCGTAAATGGTGTTCGTGGTGTAAAGGGTCAAGAAGTCGGATTTAGAGTTTCTACTTATTACGATATCCCACTAATTCCTGTTGCGGCTATGCCATCAACAAAACACCACTCTCTATCTACTGGACTTTCTGATATGTTGATTCTAGATACTGACCATCTATGGCTATCTGTTATGAAACCAACTCAATACTTTGAAGATGGTATTAGTAACGGAAACCCATTCGGTGTTGGAACTCTAGGAAACCAAGCACTTTACCGAACTATTGGTGAGACTGGTTGTTCATACTTTAGAGGACAAGGCAAGATTACAAACCTTCTGTGAGGTGATTTAAGTGACACATACTGTAACACTTATATCCGACCATAAAGGGTTTGCGATACCAAAGGCTCTAGGAGATGAATATGTGGCTCTAGGTAGTTGTAACATTACTGCTTATAGAACAGGAACAACCGGAACTGCGGCTTCTCAAACAATAAACACTACGCATACTGCTAGATATACTAGAGATGCGGGTAGTTATCTAACTGATGGATTTGTAGTGGGTGACCATATTGTTATAGTTGGTTCGGAATCTGCTAACAACGCTAAAGTATCAGTAATAGACAATATTTCTACCGATGGACTTACTATAACAGTTGTTGGTGGAGGTTTGACTAATGGTAGTGGCGGTGGCGATGAGCAAATCACTCATGCAGGTGAAAAGATTTTAGCAAGTAGTTTTGGATTAGCCACTCTATCTTCTGTAGAATTAGCAGGTCAAGAAAACCACGATAACAATTTTATTATTGGTGAGATTTCTGCTGATGGAACTTTCTTTTATCTTTACGCCTATACTACAGGGTCAGCCGCTTTATTGTCGGCCTCTCTACAAAGTGGTGATTTGGGAACTGTAAAGTTAAAGGTTCAAGGTAATCTTTGAGGTCTTTAAATGCCAACTGTTAGAATAACAGATAAAGCAAAAATAGAGAAAAAAACCTTAGCGGGTGTATTGATAACCAAAGATACACCCGTTGAGTTTCCTCTAAGAATTGCTATATCTATGCTAGGCCATCCGGACTTTATGTTCACATTTACTAAAGAAGATGAGGAAGGACTCCTTAAGTTAGACGATGCTAATCTAAAAATAGCAGGAACTGAAACAAACATGGATATCAAAACTCATCAGCAACTAGTAGACATACTGATACCAAAGGCAACTAAGGCTAAGAAACCAAAAACAACAAAACCAAAGACAACAAAACCTAAAACTACTAAGGCAAAAACTCCCAAAAAAGAGTAGATTGTCTTAGGAAAGTTATAATAGGTATTGTAACTAACGCTGTTTGAGGAGATATTATGCCTAGTGGTGGTTGTAGAACAAGCGGAGTATTGACAGCAGATGCTATTGTCTTTGACGGTAGTTGTAGATTAGTTTCTATTCATGCTTGCGAAGTAGGAACAGGTGCAGGCGCAAATGCTGAAATTAAAGTATATGACGGAACTGATAATACTGGTAAAGAAATCGCAAGAATTATTTTATCAGCAAAACAAACAGTAGAGTTTGACATGCACTCTGTTCTTTGTGACAATGGCATATTTTTTGAAGAGGCAAGCGGAGAAGTTGCGTGTTCTATTGAATTCAGATGAGGTTTTACTATGGCGGTTTTAAATCAAGATACTAGATTAATAATGACTATACTTTTTGTTGGAGCAGTTAGTGGGGCAAATGTCTATGCTTATGCTGAAATAGGAACAGGTTTTCCTTATGGAGCATTAGCACATTCTGTCTTATTCGGTCTTGGAACAATAGGAGCAATAATGGTTATGAAGGCTTTGTTTGACTTAGCCCTAAATGACAAAATAGAACTTTGGCTACTTGACAGAAAGATTACTGCTTTTTGGGAAAGAAAGGCTAGAGACGACCAACAAAGAAGAAAGATGGTTGAGAGCGCAAAACAATATAACACTAGTTTGCCATATACAGGCCAAACAGAAACCGATGATAATACCGTTGGTAATGAATTTTTAGCAGTCCTTCAATGAGGGGTGGCTAAATGGTTCTTAGTGACTTAATGGGTTTTTCCGACTCCGATTATGCTTATAATCAATCTAGAGCGCATTCGGCAGATATTTTCTTTTTGAAAATGAGAGCATGGTTTTGGGGGGGTTTCTCTACTTTGGCTATGTTTTTAGTTGGTAATATTATGGGAGTCTTTGACATTAATATAATGGGTTGGATTATAGAGAGGGCTAAAGATATTTGGGGGCATTAATATGTCCATAATGACAGGTTTTGCCATATTAGTCGGTGAGGCTATAATAGGATTTTACAAAAAGATTCACGCAATTAACTTTGGTGTTTATGGTGCTACTATGGTTGGTAAAACAACCTTAAGTCATCAACTAAGAACTAGAGGAGAAGTTCCTCAAATAAATGAAAGAACAGTGGGGTTGCATAGGGCTTCTAGAAAAACGATAAAACTAGACGGAAATTCACATACAATAAAGAGTGCTGATATCGGAGGAGAAGCAATTTATTGGAAAGAATGGGTAAAGGATATGCAATCTCGTAGAGTAAAATATGTTATATTTATGATAGACCATAGGCACTTAGATAATTCTTCAAACTTAGACCATCAAGTAGCATGGAAATTTTTAGTAGATACTATTGTTGCTAGTCGGTGGCCTACTGGTAGAAAGAAAAAAGATTCAGATTATCCTATGGCAGTCGGTATTTGGGCTAATAAATATGACATTTGGGGAGATAAATATAAAAGTGAAAAGCCTATAGATAAACATGAGATATTCGAACCATTCTCTTATGGGATGAGACAACTTAACGATAAAGGAATACCTTGTTATAAATATATAGTTTCAGCAAAATCAGACCCCGAAATGGTGTATAAAGGAATAACTACTATGATAAAGGATTATTGAGGAATAAAAGATGTATCAAAATCAGCAGATGTTAGCACAGACGAATAATATGAATTTAGGTTTATCACCTATTAAACAGGCTAGAGCAAGTGGAGCAGTAACAGAATATCACTTTATGGCTATCAAACCTAAAAAGCAATTAGCAGAATTAACTGCTGTCCTAAAAGCAGAACCTAAGAAATTACTATTTCTAAGATATGGAAAGAAATTTAATCTTAAGGATAGATGTGTTGTGTGTGGAATGCACCACATTTGGGAAGCAGGAGATTATCTTAGGCCACCTATTCCTCTAGATAAAGTAACAAAGGGTAGACCCTTAATGGGAACTTACTGTCCTAAACATGCTTCAATGTATATGCAGTTAGAAATGCTACAACAACAAATACTAGCAGATAAACACGGCTTAGACTTTAAAGCATTTAAACCTAGAATGCCTAAGATTTTAAAAAGTGGCCCAGTATCTAATCTAACAAAAGATGATATTGTAGCACTAACCGCAAACGGTTATTTAATAAAGCCACCAACTTTAGGAGATAACAGGTCAGCGACTAATGAGGCCGTAGAGATAATTGGAGAAATAAATATACTAACAGATAGATTGAATTATTTAATGATAAATAAACAAGTTAAAGTTGATGATATTAAAAAGGCAAAGGAAGAAATTAGTGAAGAAGTCGTGGAGGAGTAGATATGGGAATACTAGGAACAAGTAATGGAACAGTTTTAGGTGCTGTTCAACAAGGTCAGCAAAATAACTTCAAGTCAATGAACAACTTACTTTCTTTACAAGATAATCATGTAGAAGAATTTTTCCAATATCACGGAGAAATGTTTTTGACTGCTCTAGAACAAATGATGGAAGATGTTATAGAAAGAGTAGTTAGTCAAATGTTAGCAAAATTAAAACTTACTTCGAATGGTAGTAATATTATTGTGAATGCTGATTCGCTTAGAGAATACGAAAAGATTACTCAAGAAAACATAGACTTAGACATTCAAAAACTTTTGAATTCTGCTATTAACACAGAGGTAGTTAATCAAAGAAAACTAGCAAAACAACAATACTTAGAATCACAAGGATTTAGTGGAGGAGGTCAAATGCCAACACAGCCAACAGCAGGTATGGCAATAGCAGGAATAACAGGACAAACTCAACAATACAATCAAATGCAGGGTGCTATAAATAATGGTAGTGGTTATCCTGTTCCTCCATCGGGAACAGATGGTTATGGTAGGCCATATTGGATAGATGCTCAAGGACAAATGAGTTATGAACCACCACAAAGCGGTTTAGGTTTAGGTAGTGCAATACAAAAAGGTGCGGCTTGGGCTAAATGGTTAATGTGAGTTGGTTAAATGGTTTCCTTTGTTTATGATGGAGCAGATAGGAAACTACCTGCCGCTAGAAATTTTTTATTAGATGAAATAGAAAAATATCTAATAGGCAGGGCAACAGGCGAAGATGGCTTTGTAAGAAGAATAAAAGATTCATTATATGATTTAGAAGCCAAAGATATTGACCCTAATCCATTGATAAAAGAAATAGAATCAATGCTAGAAGATACTTTGGATAAACCTCTTAAGCCATATTTAGATGATAATAGAGAGGCTATGAGTAGTTTCTTAAGAAGAAGGCCTGAAAAAAGAAAAGACAAAGATAAAGAGATGTTAGACGGGGCTACATTAAAAAACATAGTAGAGGGTAGTGAGGACTTTAATAAAAACCTAGTTGCTCAATTAAGTGGAACTGTTGTTAGCGATATTGCAGGAGTATCAGAAACAATAAGAGAACAGATTATTGGGATGTTTAAGGCACTAGATGTAACTACGGATGATGAATTACCTACTCTAGAAATAGAGACAGAAATACGATTTAAAACGGCTAAATCAATAACAGGAGTAAACAACCTAAGTTTCTCAAAGAGTAACAATAGAGGAAATAAAAATGCTCACTCTGTCTTAACTTTCCCTTCAGATGATGAAATGGAATTATTTACTATTAAAGCACAAGATTTAATTATTGAATATACGGGTGCAGAAGTTACTATGATACCAAAGAAAGGAAAGGTATTGATTGATAGTGCTATAGATGAAGAGGGTATTCCAAATGCAATCAAGTTTTCTTCTATGAAGAAATATTTAGAGGATGTGACAGATAAAAATGGCGATAAGATAACTCAATTTAAAGACGGCTTACAATTTGATTATAAATTTATAGATGATTTAAATGATAAACTCGCTGAATGGTTTGAAGAAAATATCGGGGGAAAGGATGAATATTATGAGGCTATGGTTCAAGAAGGGCTGTTATATCAATTAATGGTAGAAGTTTCTTTAGTAAGAGAGGAAAAGGATGCTGAAGGTAATATTATACCCAAAACAAGTAAATTACTAAGTGAAAGGGTGGCAGATACGATACCGGATGATGATGATAAAGTAAAAGATAAGTATAGTAAATTTACTGCTATGAAATATAGAATACCGAAAGCCTTTGCTATTAATCCTAACTTTGATGTTACTGCCGAAGAAGAATATCCTCTAATACCTATGAAAGAATATAGGTCACCGGAGAATATTAAATATAAAAGAGGCGAAGATACAGAACAAAAAAGAATTGCTAGAAAAAAGTTATCGGATAAATTAAGTCAAGATAGACAAAAAGTAGTCGCTCAATACAATGAACTAAGAGCCGCTACAACTGAAATAGAAGTAAATGGGAATAAATATCTATTAATTTTTAGTGATAACCCTGTCTACAAAAAGGCAGAAAAAGCATATAATGAGTTTGGTTTCGGCAACAAAAAAATAAAATTAGTGGTTCACAGTTTCTTTGATGAGAAATTTGAAATGTTAAAAGAAGAGGGTAATAGGAAATTCAAAAATAAGGCTCTCTTTGATTCAGATTTTCAGGGGCAGGAGAGACTTAAGTATGCCTATATAGATAGAAGAGAAGAACCTATTACAGAAGCAGAAGCAAAACAAATAGAACGGGGAGACTTTAGAGTAGTAGAGGAGAAGTATGGGGAGGCTTTTTCTGAGTATATGTTTTATAGAAAAGATTATGTTAAACAAACTGATTTGGGTAAATATGCTGATTTGGGTCGTAGCGAAGAAGAAAGGGCAGAGTTGTATTATAAATTTCTAACTGGGACTTTAGATGCCCAAACAAGAGGACAGGTGTTTAGAGTTTTCGATTCTAAATCAGGAAAAATGATAAACCCCTTTCCCCATATAGCCGAAGGTAGTCCAGAAACAACAAGTGAGAATGAGTATGAGGTAATATTCGGAAGACCTATTCAACTAAGAAAAGAAGATTTAGATGATATTAGCGTAGAGAAAAAAATGACAACTAAGAGATGGATTAAACTCTATGAAACTAATAGGGAAGCGGCTCAAATATATGTTCTTCTTCCTTTAGTTTCCGAAACTGCAATTGTAGAAGATTCTAGAACAATAGAAGGTAGTGAATTTGGAAAGCCCAAATACCAAGCAACGGCATTCACAGCCGATGAGATGCAACAAGTAGATAGCGGTGAAAAAGATGAAGATGATAAACCAATAATGAAAGATAATGAAGTAGATGCTAAGGTATTATACACTGTCTATCTTAAGAAATATGTTGCTTATAACCTAAGCCCTATTAGAAATAGAGGGCAAAACAAACTCATGAGAAAATATCTAGACAAACTAGGTAATAGAATAATAGATATTAGAGAAGTAACTGAGGGGTATTGATGGGAACTACTGGCTATCCAAGCGACTATTCTTTTGATGAGAATGTAAATGGAGTTGCTACCTATACAATAGCATCGGGATTTTTCACTGGTGCTTATGATAAAGGTGTAGGATTTTATACAGACTTTGCTTCTGTTGCAGATATGTTACAGATATCTCATTTTAGCGATACTAGTTATCCTTCTAGGGCGCAGGTCGGTAAGATAATCAAGAGAATAGAAGGAACAGTAGATGAAACAGTAAAACGCTCTTATCGCCCTATAATTACTAGAGATGAGTTTCATGATTTTCAATTTAAAAATCTACCAATGAATACTTACTATGGAGGGTATGTTGGTTTTATACAATTACCCACATTAAAAGTTAGAAAAATTGTATCTTTACAGGTTTGGCAAGGTAGTCAATACGAAGAACTTGCTTCGGCTCAAGCCCAAATAAGACTATTAGAAAACCATACAGAAATAAAAATAATAACTCTTAAAACACCAAATAGCACTTATTCTTTTAATTTAGAATCATCAAATAAAATAGTTACAACCTCTTCTCCTAGACTATTAGATAGTGAATTCAACAATGCGTTTGGAATAAAAACCACCGTCAATGAGATTATTTCTTTAATTAATGAGGAGAAACCTAGTAAAACTCAGTCCTTTACAAAGGCTAGAAATCATAAGTCACTACTAGATACAACCAATCAACTATCTATTTCAGACTTTTTCTATGCTTCAAAGGATAAAAGTAGCGGAAGTAATATTCTAATTTCTTCTTTATTGGCAGGAGATGATGGCTCTGATTGTCTAGTAGAAATAACAACTCAACAGACTTGCACTACTTCTTTATCTTCGGCTAACCTTACTGTTGCGGATTCTTCTAAACTAGCAGTTGGTATGGCTGTTAGCGGAACAGGAATAACGGGAACTAAAACAATTAGTTCTATTACAGACGCAACTACTGTTGTTTTAGATAGTGGTTCGGGAATAACTGCCGGAACAAATACACTAAATTTTGTTTCAACTAATCAAGATATTCCCACTGTATGTTCGGTATCTAGATTTACAGATAAAGAAGATGTTAGAAGGCTTGGTGATTTTTGGACTATTGCAGATGAAGGAAGAATATTCTTCATGCAAGAATATCCTTTCCACAGTAAGAACTCTATTATAGTAACATATGAAGCAGGAGATAGTAGAGTTCCCGCACAGATACATGAGGCTACAACTAAATTAGTAGCGGCTGAAATACTAAGACACGACGACCAAAGCATATTAGTGGCAGAGACTGGGGCTAATATTTCTACTAAAGAAAAGTATGATATTCTTAGAAAAGAGGCTATGGAAACTCTTAATGGAAAAAAGGACTTGGTTTATTTCTTGGATTGATTATTATGGCATTTTATATTAGCATGAAAGAAATAAATGAACTAGTGCAAATACAAAAGGAAAGACAACTAGCAACACAGGAATTATCCGAACAGTTAGGAATAGATATTAGTTTTAGTGATGAAGAAGTTGCTAAATTTGCACAAGAAGAGATACTTAAAAAAGTGAATAACTCAATTAAAGAGGAGGTAGAAGCATGGATGAAGTCAGTATTATCGTAGAATTACTAACTGGGACTGATGCAGGACAAAGTTCTTCTCGATGGAGTAGGGCTAGAGACGCTTTATCTTTAGATGGAACTATAGTTACTCCCACTGTTATTGATGTTAGAACACTACAACCAAATAAAGGAAGTAGATATGATATGAGTAATAGTGGTGGTGGGGCGACTATATTGGTCTTTGAAGATTCTCAAAACATAACCTATCCAACAATTCATTATGATATTAGAAATGAGACTTACTCATTTACTTTGCACCTTAGAGTTATACATGACGAAAGGGCAAATAATAATTTAAATTATGGAAGAGATAGATTAAGAGATTTATATGCTATTTTAAAAAAAGTAATAGAAGATAATAGAAAAGGATTTACTGCAAGCGATGGTTCTAGGTTTAACCAATTATTTTTAGGTTCTAGAACTGAAAGTAATGATAGAGGAAAAAAGTTATATGGGTATAAAGTATCGCTTGAAGTAAAGAGATTTGGACTAAGCATCCCGCAGTAGTTTGTAAGTAAGTAATGGGAGAGAGTTTGATATGGTAAAAAATACAGATATATTTTTAGGAAGTGGAGCAAGCGTAACGAAAATACCGGAATTGGATATTTATTTTCCGATTGAGGAGACTAGTGGAACTGTAACTACAGTTACTGCTAACGGGACTACTACTACAGCAGTAGCAGATGTGGTATTTGGAACAGATTTTTCTTTAGTGAATAATCTTTATGTTGGCTGTTTATTTAGAAGATACAGTTCGGGAAATGCTCTACAAACCACCCATAGGATTACTGCTAATACAGCAACTACTATTTCATTTACTCCTTCTGCTACTTTAAGTAGCGGAGATTACTTTGTAATAGATAGTTACGGTGCGCCCTGTCCTGCTCCAAAAATTAATACTGATAAGAAAACTCTCTTAGCCGATACTTGGTTGGGAATAGTAGAATCTTTAACTTTCCCAACTACTGAAGTAGAAATGAAACAAACAAATATTTCATTAGGTGGCAGTAGAAACTTTACTTATCAATACAAGGGAATAGAAACCGCAGGTGCGGCAGATATCAGTCTTGTTGCTAATCAAGGAACATGGCTTTACTATTTCTTTGGTAAATGCACTAATGTAGATATTGGAAATGTAAATACTAGTGATGTATTAGTTGAAGCAGGTCTTAGCGGTAGCAATCCTGCTAATAGGGCTGTTCCCGCTAGTGAGAATGGCATATACATTAATTATGATGATGTAGAAGAAACTGGGCCAATTTTTCATAGGTCAATTGGAACGGTTATGACTCCCTATGTTAATCCTGCTCAAGATGCTGTTTCTGGACTACATATTGTAACTTTGCCTACTGTTGGAACAAATGGCAAAATTGAAGATGCAATAGAATATACCTTT